CCGTTATGCGGCTCTTCGTCATCCCGAACATGCAGCCACCATCGAGCGTGTTCTCGCCATCCCACCGAAACGCTTCGAGCGACGGCTCGTGACCTACCTGAGTGAGGCAGAAATCAAGGCTCTACTGGCCACGCCGAATCGGACGACCTGGACCGGGCGGCGCGACATGGCCCTGTTCGGCCTCGCGGTCCAGACCGGACTTCGAGCATCCGAACTCATCGGACTGCGCTGCAGCGATGTGCATCTTGGCTCCGGCGCACATGTGGGTTGCAATGGCAAGGGGCGTAAGGAGAGGGTAACACCACTGACTTCGAATACTGTCGCCGTCTTGCGGGCCTGGCTGGCCGAGCGCGCAGGCCAACCAGGTGATCCGCTGTTCCCAACACAGAGCGGGCGCACCCTCAGTCGAGATGCGCTTGAGCGCCGACTTGCAGGATATGTCGAGGATGCCACCGCTGTTTGTCCATCCCTGGCGTGTAAGCGGGTGACCTTGCATGTGCTGCGACATTCTGCTGCCATGCGTCTGTTGCAGGCTGGCATCGACACATCGGTGATAGCGCTCTGGCTTGGTCACGAACAGATCGAGACGACTCAAATTTACCTGCACGCAGATTTGGGGATCAAAGAACGCGCTTTGGCCAAGACAGCGCCAATAGAAACAAAACCCGGTCGCTTCCGGCCGAGTGACAAACTGCTCGCCTTCTTGGATGCGCTGTGATTATGCCGACCCCAAAGCAGCGATCTCCGCCACATAAGCCGGGTTGCCGACGTTGGTCGGCATAACCAGGACATCGGCGTAATGCTGCTGCCAGCCGGTGGCCTCCATGATCTGCGCGATCGTGGCGCCCTCGGGGCGCTGCAGCAGGCCAATCACCATGGCCTGTTTGCTGTCGGCGCGGGTGCGAACCGGCTTGTCCTTGGCGGGCTGCTGCCAACTGGCCTCGGCACTGGCGACATCGGCTTCCAGTTCCGGGTCGTCCAGCGTGATGGTCGGTGGCAAGGCGCCCGGTCGGGGCAGGCCCAGGGCGTCGTAGCCCTCGGCGGCCACCACCCAATCGTCGCCATCGGGCGTGATCAGGGCGCGTTTGAACAAGCCTTCGAGCACCTTGGCACGGGCGCCGCCCTTGATGTGCTCGGGGAACCAGGCGATCTTGCCGCCGCTGTCTTGAACGGCGCGCTCCAGGATGGTCTGCTGGTTGGGGTTGAGTGCGGTGGTCATGGCGTCCTCACGCTTGCATGGCGGCGGTGCTGCTGTTGCCGCTGGTTTGATGTGCTGCGGTGACTTTGCGCGTGCGTTGCACGGGCTGCTTCGGTGCGCCGCCTGCCGCACGCAGACCAGCGTCAAACGCTGCTTGCAGGGCGCTCTTGACACCCCAGACGCTCACGTCATGAAAGTCCAGGCTGTCGCGGTGGCGGGTTTGCAGGGTTTCGATGAACAGGTGGTCCAGGGCAATCGATTCGAGCAAGAGCTCGATCTCGTCGGGGGAGAGTGCGGTGGGTTGCTTGGGTTTGGCCATGTCGGGCTCCTTGGTGGGTTGCTTGTCAATCGACATCCGCATTCACGCGCTGTGCGCCACAGAAGCCAAGCTCTTTCTTATCCCGGGTGATTCACTCGCCTTTGCCTGACCCATACCTCGAGGAGGCCACCCACTTGCACTGAAGTGATCAATACCATGGGACTGTCCATCCGCGCCTACGCGCGCCACCGAGGCGTGTCGCACGTGGCCGTCAAGAAGGCCATCGACACCGGGCGCATCAGCCAGTTGCCGGACGGCACCATCGATCCGGTGGTGGCCGATGCCCAGTGGGCGGCCAACACCACACCGACCCGGCGGTCGGTGGCAGATATCGCCAGTGACAAACAGGCTCCGCAGGTTTCCGCATCTGCCCGCGAGACTCCCCAGACTTCCGCCAAGTTGGCGCGGGAAACGCCTGAGCCACCCACCCCGGCGCTGTCATCGGGCGGCACTTCGCTGCTGCAGGCCCGCACCGTCAACGAGGTGGTCAAGGCGCAGACGAACAAGGTGCGTCTGGCCCGCTTGAAGGGCGAATTGGTTGATCGGTCACAGGCCGTGGCCCATGTTTTCAAGCTGGCCCGTGCGGAGCGCGATGCCTGGCTCAACTGGCCAGCACGCATCTCGTCGCAGATGGCCGCAGGCCTCGGTGTCGATCCGCATGCCTTGCATGTGGCGCTGGACGCTGCTGTGCGTCAGCAATTGCAGGACCTGGGCGATTTGCAGGCCAAGGTAGATTGACCATGGACGAGCTGTATTACGAAGGCTGGGACGCCATCGAGCGTGCTTGGCGCGAGGGTCTCACCCCCGATCCGCTGCTCACCGTCTCCGAATGGGCCGACAAGCATCGGGTGCTCTCCAGTAAGGCCGCCTCGGAGCCGGGCCGCTGGCGCACCAGCCGAACACCTTACCTGCGCGAGATCATGGATTGCTTGTCGCCCATGTCCCCGATCGAGCGGGTGGTGTTCATGAAAGGTGCCCAGGTCGGCGGCACCGAACTGGGCCTGAACTGGGTGGGTTACGTGATCCACCACGCCCCGGGTCCGATGATGGCGGTGTGGCCGACGGTCGAGATGGCCAAGCGGGCCTCCAAACAGCGGATCGACGCGCTGATCGAGGAAAGCCCCGCCATCCAGGAGCGCATCGCGCCTGCCCGCAGCCGGGACTCCGGCAACACCATTCTCGCCAAGGAGTTCCATGGTGGCGTGCTGGTGATGACCGGTGCCAACAGCGCGGTGGGGCTGCGCTCCATGCCGGTGCGCTACCTGTTCCTGGACGAGGTGGATGGCTATCCGTTGGATGTGGAGGGCGAAGGCGACGCAATCTCGCTGGCCGAGGCGCGGACCCGCACCTTTGCTCGGCGCAAGATCCTGATCGTCTCGACCCCGACGATTGCCGGGGCCAGTGCGGTGGAGCGTGAGTTCGAGGCGTCGGACCAGCGCCGCTACTTCGTGCCGTGCCCGCACTGCGACCACCGCCAGTGGCTGCGGTTCGAGCAGCTGCGCTGGGAGCGGGGCCAGCCAGAAACGGCCGCCTACATCTGCGAGTCTTGCAGCCAGCCGATTGCCGAGCACCACAAAACCTGGATGCTGGAGAACGGCCAGTGGCAGGCTTGCGCGCCAGAACAAGCCGGGCGCACGGCCGGGTTTCACCTCTCCAGCCTCTACAGCCCGGTGGGCTGGCGCAGCTGGATCGAGATCGCCCGGGCTTGGGAGTCGGCAGCCATGTCCGATTCCCGCTCGGCCTCGGCCATCAAGACCTTCAAGAACACCGAACTGGGTGAAACTTGGGTCGAAGAGGGCGAAGCGCCCGACTGGCAGCGCCTGCTGGAGCGACGAGAGGATTACCGCATCGGCAGCGTCCCTGCCGGTGGCCTGCTGCTCACTGCCGGTGCCGACGTACAGAAGGACCGAATCGAAGTTTCGGTCTGGGCCTTTGGGCGCGGTAAGGCGGCGTGGTTGGTCGAGCACCGGATCCTGATGGGCGACACCGCCCGCACCGAGGTCTGGTCAGCCCTGGCCAAGCTGATGGGCGAGACCTGGACACACAGCAGTGGTTGTCAACTGAGCCTGGCGCGCCTGGCGCTCGATACCGGCTACGCCACCCAGGAGGCCTATGCCTTTGTGCGCAGCGTGCGCGATGTCCGGATCATGCCGATCAAGGGTATCGCGGGCGGAGCGGCGCTGATCGGCACGCCCACAGCGGTGGACGCCACGGCCAGTGGCAAGAAACTGCGCCGGGGCATCAAGGTGTTCCCGATAGCAGGCGGCATCGCCAAGCTGGAGTTCTACAACAACCTGCGCAAAAGCGCCGAGGTGGCTGAAGACGGCATCACGCCGATCTACCCGGCCGGCTTCGTGCACCTGCCCAAGGTCGATGCGGAATACCTGCAGCAGCTGTGCGCGGAGCAGTTGATCACCCGGCGCGACCGCAACGGCTTTGCCCACCGCGAATGGCAAAAGATGCGCGAGCGCAATGAGGCGCTCGACTGCTACGTCTACGCCCGGGCGGCCGCTGCCGCCGCTGGCCTGGACCGGTTCGAAGACCGGCACTGGCAAGAGCTGGAAAAGCAACTCGGCACCGACCCTCCAGTCGTTGTCAAAGAAATCACAACCCCCGAGGCCACCCGAGAACAGAAGTTCGACGGTGGCCTCAGCACTTCTGGTGGCGCCAAACCGAACCCGCGTCGGGTGGTGCGAAGCCGATGGATGACTTGAGTGAACAAATAAGCATGACCTACACACCAGAACACCTGCAGGCCTTGCGCGAAGCGCTGGCCAGCGGCGAGCACCGCGTGACCTATGAGGGCAAAAGCATTGAGTACCGCAGCGTGGCCGATTTGAAGGCTGCGATTGCCGAGGTCGAAGCCACCATGGCTCGTGAGTCCGGCGCACCCAAATCCCGCCAGATCCGGGTGACCACGAGCAAGGCACTCTGATGGCCTGGCTCAAAAATCTGCGTCGCCGCATGTTCGGCGGCACGCCCGTCTACGAAGGTACTGGCGGTGGTCGGCGTGCACTGGCCTGGATGCCCAGCAACCCGGGGGCGGTCGCCG